TCTGTAACGAGTCCCATGTATTTTTGGGTCTAGAATGTTAATGTATAACACTCCACTGTTTGCAAGTGCATCATAAGATTTCTTTGCAACGGGTAGATAGAATTCATCTCTCCATGCATTATACTCATTGAACTTAGACCATGATTGGTCTTCTGCGTGTTCTCCACCTTCATTGTATCTTTCTGTAGAAAAATATGGTGGGGAAGTGAATGCACAATCGATTGGTGGAAGTGAATCGTAATCCAAGTCTTCAGCACCACAACGATATATTACTACTCTTTTTGAACCTTCACATATGAATCTGTTATCATTTTCTTTTATATCGGGTGCATTACCTGTAAGAATTGTTTCGTATGCTATACATTGTCTCTTATAACGTTCAAATGTATTAGGGTTCGGGTCTGTTCCTATGTAATCAGTAGTATAATTACTTGCATAGAAACCACAAAGTCTATCACCCCAACCACATGAAGTGTCGAGAATAACGGAAGACCTAGTGTTATCATAAATTGATTTTGCAACCAGTGGTTTGAACTGCGTTGCAATGTATGTTCCAAGTCTGAATGCAGAAATGTAAGATTTCTCATCGAGTTTACCACCCATGAGTTCTTCTTTTCCTTCTACTTGAACTTTTTGAACACCATTGATTCCTCTCCACATAGGGCCGAGACATCTCCAAATTTCTTTAGAGGTTCCTTCTTCCCAAACTTTTACTGGTGGTTCGAATCCATAACTTCCACAGGCAAGTCTTAAGTCTTGGTGAAAGTAATTAGATGCATCAGAATGATTAGATGCACAATCTATTAAACCTAGACCCCAAGAATGAAAATCAAAAGTATAATCGTCATACTTTTCCATAACTTCTTGGTCTAGATTATCTGCAGCTGTGATACATTTACTAGTATCATAATCTCTCAATGCAAGAAACATTTCACGCATTCTTTCTTCTGAAATATCTTTGAAGGGAAATGGTGGTCTGTTTTCTGCAATGAAATCTGCAACTGCAAGACGAAATTCTTCCTTACCATATTCTTTGGTAGTTGCATCAAAAAGGTTGCCGTCTAAAATAGGCAACCCATTTGAATTACAATTGTCGGTAAGAATTTGTTTAAGAGACATTACTGATTATCTTGTCCAAGATATTCCAATACAGTTTCTGCATTTGAAATTAAGAACGGGTCTGATTCCATGTTATCTGAAAATCCTTCTTCAATAAACATTTTTTCAACTATACCGTCATTCAATACAGCTGCATATCTCCAAGACCTGTAACCAAATCCTAGATTAGATTTTTTACATTCTGCACCAAACTTATGCGTAAATTCTCCATTTCCATCGGGAAGGAATTTAATATTTTCAGTACCTAATGACTCTCTCCACTCTGCCATAACAAAACAATCATTTACTGAAATACAATAAATTTCGTCTATTTTTAATGATTGAAACTTTTTGTAGTTTCCTTCATATCCAGGCACTTGTTGTGAAGAACAAGTAGGTGTGAATGCACCAGGCAGTCCAAAGATGATTACTCTTTTTCCTGCAAATTCTGTTAAGGAGTTTAGGCTACCCCAACTCATTTCTCCCTCTTCGTTTGGAACACGAATTGGAAAATCCACGTTAGGAACTTGTTGACCTACTTCAATAGGTAGTCCCATTACTGCGTTATTATCACTTGACATTTATCTTCTCCATAATATATAAGATACACCCATTATACAACATAACAGGTGTATCCGTAAGGGGTTTTTAAGAAATTTTTATTTCTTGGGGTTTATCTTCTTCGGGAACAATCCTTTCCAAAGATACACTCAAAATACCATTCTTCATATCTGCACCTTTAACGAAAATGTCGTCTGCAAGTGTGAATGTTCTTTTGAATGAACGTGATGCAAGTCCTTTATGAACGTACTCTAGTTTTTCTCCGTCCTCTTGTTTACCTTCGATTGCAAGAACTTCTTTCTCTTTTGAGATAGTAATATCTTTCTTGGTAAATCCAGCTACTGCAAGTTCGATACTGAAATTCTCTGCATCGTGTTTTACAATATTGTAAGGTGGATAGTTTGTATTAGTCGGTGACTGATTGGCACGTTCTAATAGTTGAAAGGTTCTGTCGAACCCGATTGCGAATGGGAATTCTTTCCCGATTAGTGAATTGAAGACATCGAAGTCTCCGAGTTGTCTACTTGTCATAGTTTTCTCCTTTATTAAGCAAGTTATGTTATGTAACCCCAAATGGGCATTACATGAG